TTCAAGCCTTGCCGAGGACTTCCGAAAAGCGCAGAGAGTTACTATCTCTGCGTGAAGAACGGACACAGAGTGATGTTTGTGGACAGTAAGCATTTTACGGAATCTGAATGGCCGATCAAAGATGCACGAATCCACAAGAACGCAAATTGCAGATACAGTGACAAGCGAACAGCAACCGAGATTGAGTGTGAATTGGTTGTGAATGGATTGCTGGAAGAGGTGAGGGAATGAATAATAAAGAGCAGACAAATGCTTGTTACGGTTGCTTCGGAGCTGCAAATGGTGATTGTGATGAGTGCGCTAAGGATAGGAGTAATAAGGATGAAGAATAAAGAGAGGTATGCAAAAGAGATTGTGGAACTTGCTTGTGATGGTAATAGAATTGCTGTTGACAGACAAACAGGGGAACTTAGATCATGTTATGAAACACCGTGTATAGAATGCTTGTTTCATTCTAATACGGAACAATGCAAAGAAAAAGCAAGAGAATGGGCTGAATCCGAGTATGTTGAACGTCCGGTGATTTCTAAGAGAGATAGAGCGTTTTTGGAGTATCTTAACGGTAAAATTAAGTATATCACAAGAGATGGCGCCGGGGAGTTGTACGCATACAGTGCGAAGCCGTGCAAAGAACGCGGAGCTTGGATGCCACAAACGGGCGAATTTTTCAATCTAGATTTTTATTTTAGTGCAGACTTCCCAATGGTCAAATGGGAAGACTCCGAACCGTGGCTTATCAAGGATCTGAAAAAGTTGGAGGTGGTTGACAGTTATGAATAGAGAAATACTTTTCAGAGCGAAACATATTCATGCAACTTCAGGTAATGAGCATCTTAACGGGACATGGGTGCATGGCTATCTTAGTGATAAGGATTATATTTATGATAAAAGCCTTGAGGGTGAATTCCTTGTTGATGAAAATACGATTTGCCGATATGCGAATTTGACTGATTTAAAAGGCGAGGAAATATGGGAAAACGACATTTTGATGTGTCATGGTAATCCGAAAGATCTTGTAAAAGCAGTATTCGGAGAGTTTAACGTCATAGAAGTGGAAAGCGAAGAAGTAATAGACAGTGTAATTGGATGGCATTATGAAGTGATTCCAACGGATGAATTAAGTAAATGCGAGCCGTTCTGTTATTCGATGCCACTTACGGACACGTACATCAAGCTAAATGAGATGGAAGTAATAGGCAACGTATTTGACAATCCTGAACTGTTAGAAGAGGAGAATGTGCATGGAAGATGCGATCAGAATCATTGAAGGATTGGATACATCCAATAGTGAGGAGAATATTAAAGCAAAGAAGATGGCGGTAGCTGCTATGAAGAAACAGATCCCGAAGAGGCCTGTAACATATACATCAACCAATAGAGCAGATTGTCCAGTTTGCGGTGAAACAGTTAGAGGAATAGACAAGCCTTATGGAAAATATTGTAGCGGTTGCGTTCAAAAATTGGATTGGAGTGATGAACAGTGAAAAGAAGTACAGACACACGCTGGAGTCCAGCAGAGATCCAGCAGAACCAAAAAAGAACATTATGCTGATATGGCAGAACATCCGCCGGATCGGAAGGCAAGCGAGAAGTTTCACCGGCCGGCATACCAAGCAGGCAATCTGATCGAAGCACAGGGGCAGCAGTTGTGGCATGGAGATGTAGCAGAATACTTGGCAAGAAAGTACAAGATAGGAGATGATGCCAATGGAGAAGAGACTGGAAGAAAACAATGTAAAAAACGAGAACGACAGGAAGAAAACCTATCTCAGGGCATACAGGAAACATGGGAAGAGAATCAAGAGGATCGAATTAGAGATTGAAGAGATCAGGAACATGAAGATGCATCCTTCATCGAATAATGATGGGATGCCACATGGATCGAATCAAAGCGATCTAAGTTCTTACGCGGCAGCTCTTCAGGAAAGAGAGGACAAGCTGTATCAAGAGGGCGTAAAGCAGGTACAGACCTATAAGGACATAGAATACAGAATTAATAAGCTAGAGGATCAGGATGAAAGAGATGTTATGTTCTACAGGTATATCAAAGGATTTGAGTGGTGGCGGATAGCACAACTCATGGAATACAGTGAGAGCTGGATCTACGAGTTACACGGGAGAGCACTGAAAAAGATTCAAATTAATTAAAGAGTGGAGTTCACTGGGGTTTTACCTGTGTTAATATGGCATTGTCGAAAGACAGACAGATACATACGGAACTCCTTGGAAGAGACACTTGCAATCTTACCAGCAGGTGTCTTTTCGCATGAAGGGCACAAGGATACTATGACAGATAAAGAAGCAAAGAAATTTTACAACTCAACATTGTGGAAGCATAAGCGGATGCAGATCCTAGAGAGAGATCACTATGAATGCCAGGACTGCCGCAAACGATTGAGGAATGCAGTGGCAGCAGGCCACATCCTGCAAGGAGAAGACAGAAAGATCAGAAGAGCTGAAGAGGTGCATCATATTGTTGAACTAAAAGAGCATCCGGAGCTGGGGTTGGAAGACGACAACCTGATCAGTCTATGTGTGAAGTGTCACAATCTGCGACATGGAAGGACTCCAAGAAGATTCCAAAGAAAGAAGAAGCTTGCGAGCAAAGAAAGATGGTAGACCCCCCGGTAAATTCTCAGCGATTTTTCCTGAGTGAAGAACGGGGATGTAGCCAAGACTCTGAAGAAATTTTGAAATCTCGCGTGAAAAGGGCAGGGGGGTTAAATTTCAGGACTCACTATAAGAAAGAAAATTTTCAGACAACTTCAAAAAGACTTAAAAAGAGCAGAAAAAGAAGTGAAAAATTGATAAAAATGGCATGATTTGAGCAAAAAGGTGGTGAAAAGATTGGCACAGAGAAAGAAAAAGCTGACGGAAAAGCGGATCAGAGAGTCTCTAGTGAAGCAACTAGAACGGCGCGGAATGAACGCAGAATTTTACGAAGATTTGATTAACGATTACGTACATTATTGGAACCTGAAGAAAGACTTACTTGCCGATATCAAAGATAAAGGACTTAGGTATGAGACTATCAATGGAAATGGAGTCAGCGTGGAAAAGGCAAACGAATCTGTAGTCAATCTGCAAAAGACTACAGCAACCATGCTGAAGATTCTTACTGAACTGAAGCTAAAAGAACCAGTACAGGAACAGGAAAATCCGACAGATGGTTACCTGTAAAGAAATTGATGATTATCTCAAATATGCCAAAGAGCATCCAAAGTGGATAAACAAGAAAAGAAAATTACTCATAGAAAACATCGTTAAGCCAACATTAAAGCGAAACGATGTTTTTTTTGATGAAAAAACGTACAGGAACTGCTTACAGTATTGCAAGTCCAATTTCTATGAGCTTTTCCCGTTCCAGAAGTTCATCTATGCATTCGCATTCATGTACAAGGATGACATCCCAGTATTTTCCAAGTTCTTCATCAAGGAAGGACGTGGAAATGGTAAGGATGGATTCATCGTGCCGCTGGTAAATTTCTTTCAGACTCCGCTCTACGGAGTGAAAAATTACCATGTTGAAATTGTGGCGAACTCAGAGAGCCAGGTTAAGGACACATTCAAGGTAGCTTATGACATGCTACATGATAATCCAAAATTCAAGGGAAAGTTTTCGGTCACAAAGGAACTTATCACGAACCTGGCAACAGGATCGGAGATGAAATACAACACTTCGAACGCAAAGACCAAGGATGGTAAGCGAACAGGATGTCTTGTCCTGAACGAAATCCATGCCTACGAGAACTATGACCAGATCAATGTATTTGAATCCTCTTTTGGTAAGGTCAAGCATTCGAGAGAGTTCATCATCACAACAGATGGATATGTCAGAGACGGTCCACTGGATGAAATTTCGGCAATGTGCGCTGAGATTTTGGAGACGGGAGAGAATCTGCTAGGGTACTTCCCGTTCATCTGCGAGATTGATGACATGAAAGAAATCGATGATCCAGAGGCATGGCATAAGGCGAACCCATCAATGGAATACATGCCAATTCTTGCGAATCAGATCATGCATGATTACCTGGAAATGAAGAAGATCCCTTCCAAGCGTGCGGAGTTCATTACAAAACGAATGGACAGATCAGCGCGGAAGGAAGAGGAGACGGTCACAACATGGCAGAATGTCCTGCGGGCTTGCTATGAGGGTGAGACAATGGAAGAACTGGAGCGAAAGATTCCACGGATAACATTGGACACACGGGGACAGGCAGCAGTTATTGGAATTGATTATGCAGACGTAAGGGACTTCGCATCAGCCGGAATATTGACCAAGACGGATGAGGGAGAGTACATCTGGCGGCAGCATACATGGATCTGTGCGGATTCTCCATTTATTGATTCCATCAAGTTCCCGCTGAGAAATGCAGGACAGACCGAGTTTGAAGACTTTGAGATTGTTCCAGGTCCGGTGATTGATGTGAATCTGATTGCTGACTGGTGTATGGAACAGATGAACTATTACAATGTTAAGAAAATTGCAATGGATACTTATAGATACAAACTTTTTGAAATGGCTTTTAGTGAGCGTGAAATATCAATTGAAGATAAGAAGAATCCATATGGAATTGTGCGCTTAATCCGAAAGATAACGTCAGCAACTGGAATAATTGCTCCGTTTATTCAAGCTGCATTTAGTTTGGGGCAGATTAACTACGGACCGTCGGCGATCATGCGTTGGTATACCAATAATACAAGCGTGAGTGAGGATAAGTTCGGAAACAAGATGTTCGGAAAAATTGAGCCGAAGTTAAGAAAGAATGATGGATTTATGGCTTTTGATGTTGCAATGTTCTGCAAGGATGAGCTGGAAGTCCAGATGGTCTATATTTGACAGGAGAAAGATATGTTTAATTTTCTATTTCAAGACAGAAATAAAGAAATACAATCATTAGCGGAAGTGATTTCGTTAGATATGGCAAAGGTGAATCTATCGAAATTGGCTATTGAAAAGGCTATGTTAATGATAGCAAAAGCAATCGCAAAATCTGACATATTAATTCAGACGGACAACAAAGAAAAAAGAAAAGAGGAATACAGGCTAAACATCCAACCAAATGACCACGAGTGTGGAACGGTGTTCTGGACAGAGGTGGTAAAGGAATTGCTTACAACGACAGAAGTTGTGATTATTCCATTAGGTGGGAAATATTACAGAGCGTCATCATGGCAGACAACAGATAGTGTGTTAACGGAACGCACATATAGGGATATAACGCTTACATGTGCGGGATACGACTATTCGATATATAAAAGTTTCAGATCATCTGAAGTAATACATCTGAGATACGATAATGCACGAATTAGACTGTATTTGCAGAATGTAGTCGGACAGTATGACAAGACACTTGAAGCAGTAAATACGATGATGCGCTTGTCAAGCCAGCCGCGATTCAAATTAAAAACAGGCGACAATCAAGTATTTGCGGAAGAATTGGATGATGGAACAAAAAGAAGAACAACTAGAAGTAAGTATCTGGAGAAAATAAAAAGGTTGTTGGAATCGGATGAGCTGCTAGTATTTCCGGAATCGACAGGAGTAACGCTAGAAAGTATGCAAATTACAACAAATGTAAAGGCAGAGGAACTGGCGAAGATGGCTCTACAGATCAACAATGAGGTGGCTAATGCATTTGATATTCCGGAGGCGGTGTTCAACGGAAACATCACGGAAAAATCAGATGCAACCAATGAGTTTATAACGTATGCAGTAAGCCCTATAGCGGAAGTGATTAATGATACATTGACAGCTTACAAAATCGGAATAAATGATTATTGCAAGGAAAAAGAAAAAGTCATGGTATGGCTGGCACGTTTCAAGCACGTGGATGTGGTAGACAGTGCTGTAAATCTGGATAAGCTCCGTGGAATCGGATTTAATTACGATGAAATCCGGGAAATGGTAGGTTATCCGTTACTTAATACAGAATTCAGTCAGGCAAGAGCATTGACGAAAAACTATGGAGAGGAGGACAACAGTAATGCGGCACAGGAAACCTGATTAGACGGAGGTGATCCAAGTATCTCGGAGCTGTCCGTTAAACAGTAATAACAGGGAAAGGAAGAGAACATGGAACAGAAAAAAGTTGTGTATAGATTTCAGCAGACGGATAACGTGCATGAGATTTTCATTTTTGATGAGATTAGAAAAATCGGTCCGTTCAACTGGGATACATGGCAGTATGATGACTCTGAGACATCAGCTAAGCACTTCAAGGAACTTCTGGATGCAATTCCGGAAACAGACGAGATCAAGATCTATTTCAACAGCAATGGTGGAAGCGTAGACCAGGGAACAGCTATCTACAACATGCTTCAGCAGCATGGATCCTATAAGACGGGAATTGTAATGGGCGGATGTCATTCGATTGCCTTTACGATTCTGCAGGCGTGTGATAAGCGTATCATGGGACAGGGAACAACGGCCATTATCCATGATATGTGGGAGACAGTCACAGGAAATGCGGCGGATCTGAGAGCAGAAGCAGACAATCTGGATGTAGCAATGGACAGTTGTGTAGCTCTGTTCATGCAGAGAGCTACAGTTTCAGAAGAGGAGCTCCGGGAGATGATGCATAAGACTACAACCTTATCTCCACAGAAAGCTCTGGAGTATGGTCTGATTGATGAGATTGGCGTTGCACAGAAAGAAGATGATCCGGATGTGAAACTGCAGGAGGTGCTCAAAGAAAACAAGGCGCTTCAGATGGAATTGAGGAGCAGAAATGAGCATCAGAAGCAGTTAGCTGAATTCTATCAGCTGACTCATAAGAAAAAAGAGAAGACGGAAGAAAAGGATAGCACCGGTTGGGGTGCATTTTTTGGTTAGGAGGAAATAACAGAATGAAGATTGAAGGATTAAGCCAGGAAGTAAAAGACAAAGTAAAACAGTTGCTGGATAATGCTCCGGCAGATCAGAAAGCAGATGCTATCATGCAGTCAATCGAGATGATCGAAGAAGCAGCACACGCAGATCTGATCAATCAGGTTGTAGCAGAAGCAGAAAGAGCAGGTCATGATGCAGATTACAAGAAACAGCTCGGACTCCGCAACCTGTCCCAGGAAGAGAAGAAATTCTATGAGGGATTCAAGGACGTTAAGCAGTCAATTACTGCAAATCAGATTGATATCATCCCAACGGAGATTATTGACCGCACACTGGATGATGTGAAGAAAGCATCCAATATCCTGAAGCTGGTGAACATGGCTCCTGCAAATGTGAAAAAGTGGATCGTAGCATCTCATTCAGGAACAGCAGAGTGGGGAGAACTCACAGCAGCAATTGCAGGAGAGTTATCAATGGAGTTTTCTGCATTGAACATTGAACTGTGCAAACTCACTGCATATCTTGTGATTCCAAAAGCAATCCGCGAGCTGTCAATGGAGTTTGTTGATCGCTACTTTAGAGCGATTCTTGCAGAAGCAATGCAGGATGGTCTCGTTAAGGGATATATTGATGGAGATGGGAAAAACGCTCCGATTGGCATTTTCCGTAAACTTGAAGAATCCGAAGTTGATGGAACAAAGAAAGCAAAGGAAGTAAAGAAAAATATTACAAAGTTCAGCCCGAAGGGTCTTGCAGAAGTAAGAAAGATTCTTACCAATGATGGAAAACGTGTGGTAGATAAGCTGTATCTGGTGTGCAATCCATCCGATGAAGCAGAGTACGTTGATCCTTGCATGTTCGGAGAGGCTCTGACAGGTGGATATGTCAACAAATCCTTTATTGATATTGAGAAGATTGTAGATGCTAATGTACCGAAAGGAAAGGCAGCATTTACCATTGCTGGATATTACACAATGGGAACAACCGGCGTTCGCGTCAAAGAGTATGATCAGACAAAGGCCATGGATGATGCAGATCTGATTATTGCAGTATGCAACGCCAACGGTCGTGCGGTAGATGATAACGTGGCAGTTGTCTTCGATGTGACAAAACTGGAAGAGTATGTGCTTCCTGTAACACAGGTAACAGTTCCGCAGACGAAGGAGTAAGCTATGAAGACCGGGAAGATGACAGGGGAAGAATTGGAAAAGCTCGTAAATGAGATGCGGGAAGAATTTTAGATCCCGCCATATTACCGGGACAGTCAGTTGAAGAATCTTGCAAAAGAAGGTGAGCAGACAGTCGGGAGCCTGAATCCCGGCTGTAGCGTCACGGAGGATTTAACTTACAGGATGCTTTTGAAGAATTACATGTATTATGCTTTTCATCATCGTGTAAGTGAATTCATGGATAATTATGCAAGCGTTATTTTGACCTGGCAGATGGAAACGGAGGTTGAAGACAATGACATTACCTGAGTATACAGACGGTGTATTGGAGTTGTATCGGATTGAAGAAGATACTTCAAAGGACTATCCAGAAGAAAGGCTCCGCGCAACTAACGAGAGAATATGGTACAGGGAACTTTCCGTATACGATACAACAAGGGCAAAACTGGCAGCAGCCAGCGTTGAGGTGACGATGAAACTTGCGATTCCGCAGTACAAGAAGATCAACAGTAAGTGCGTGTGCATGATAGACGGTAAACAGCACGAGATTTACAACGTTGCACACGTAACCACGAAAGATGGATTCAAAGAATCTGAGCTGACATTGAAAACGCCAGCATACGACAGAGAGGTGATCTGATGACACAGGGAGAATTAAGCAGGATTTTACACGAGTTAGACTGCCCGGTAAACGAGGGAGTTAGCAGTCTCAAAAATACAATGAAATTTCCAAGGATTGATTATTGGGAAATCGTCTGGGAAGATATTGTGGCATCAGGAGAAGAATATGCAGAGAAGATAACCTGGCAGATCAGTTTTTATGCAAGGAAGCCACGGGACAGAAAGCTTCTGGAACTTCGGGATGCGTTGAGAAAGTTAGGATTTCATCCAATGATATCCCATGAATACAACACAGAAGATAATATCTGGCATTCTTATTTCGCAATTGAAACGGATGGTAGTGCCATATGAGCAGAACATACAATGGAGCGGAGATCGAGTTTGATGATTCTGGGATGGAAGACTTTGAGATGATGCTGAAACAGTATGCGAAGCAGGTAGATCCGGAAAGCGCATTGGATGCGATAGAAGCAGGGACAAAAGAATTTGTGAATGATCTGTTGAAATTACCGAAGCCGAGAAGTGCTGTGAGAAAGCCAGGATATACCCATCTAATTGATACATTTGCAATGGAAAGAACACAGGGAGAAATCAAAGTTGGATGGGGCAAATATTATGGACCAATGGTGGAGCATGGAACAAAGAAAATGACAGCAAGGGCACACTTGAAGCCGCTGTTTGAACAGAATAAAGAAAAATACTACAGGAAAATGACAGAGCAGATTTTCAGTTAGGAGGCAGACATGGGAATTAAAACAAAAAAACCGCCAATGAAGCAGACTGTAGGAGCACAGTATCTGTGTTTCGCCAATGCAGATGAGTCAGGCGGATATGATGGTACATATGAGGCAGATGTTGAGAAAACAGAAGTCGTAAAGAATGTTAAAGTAACAGAAAATTCAGAGACAAGCGACGTCTATGCATCAGGTAAGGTCTATGATTCAGACACACCAACGTCAAGCATTGACATTGAGGTAGAGGTAATTGCATTCCCGGATGATACAATCTCAAGAATGAGAGGGGATACCGTAGGCACAAGCGGTCTGATCTTATCAGGAGGTAACAGCGAACGTCCTGTATTCGGATATGGAAAGGTTGTCCTGTTAAAGGATGGAAAATGCAGATATGAATGGTATCCAAAATGCAAGCTGACAGAAAACTCAGATGATATTGCAACATCAGAAGAAAAGGCAAGCGAGCAGACAGATACATTGAAGATCAGGGCGTATCCATTTGACGCAGCAGGAAACATTGTATGCAAGGTAACAGAATCCACAGCACCGGCGGGACTGACAGAAGAGAAGTTCTTTGCAAAGCCGATTCTGACAGAGGCAGATCTTACGGCAGCAGTAGGAGAGTGATCATATGAAGTCCAAGTTAATTGAATTAACAGACGGATCGAAACTGGAAGTGAAAGTCAATTTTTACACGCTGTATCTGGTGAAAATGAATGGGATTGACAAGAAACTGGATGGAAGAGATGACCTGACAGAAGAAGAGAATATGGAACTGGCTGGAAAGATGATTTACGTGATCCTTCGGTCGAATGGATTAAAAGTAGATGAAGAAGAGGCGATGATGCTGACGCCAATGGATACAAAAAGCATCCAGGATATTTTCAATGAGTTTGAAAAAAGACTCAAAGAATATAAAAAAAAAGAACAGGCGAAGAAGTCGGTTGCTCCAAAGAAAAAGTAGATATCAACTGGGCAGAATATATGGTCTGTGCGAGGAAAATGGGAATGAGCGAAGAAGAATTCTGGAACTCAGATCCTGTTTTTTTTAACGAATGTTTAGAGATATTTTCAGAGATGGAAAGACAGAAGGGAGGTGCGCTGCATGGATAATGGATTAAAGACGGTAGGTCTTAGTTTTAAGGCAGATGGAACTGTTGATTTCAGAAAATCACTGACAGATGTGAATAATGCTGTAAATGAGAACAGATCAGCATTTAAGCTTGCTAAATCAGAGTGGGACAAGAGCACATCATCAGCGGAGAAGCTGAGAGCTACACAGGAATATTTACAGAATCAGACAGAAACATACACAGCAAAAGTTGAAAGACTGACGGAAATTCTGAAAGCACAGGAGAGTGCAGAGGTCAGAGATGAAGCGGCAATATCAAAGACCAGGCAGCAGTTGGATAATGCAAAAGCCTCTTTGAATAATTATAAAAGCGGTCTTGAAGATGTCAATAAGAAGCTGGAAAGTGGAGCAGCTACACTGGAAGATTACTCGAAAAAAGTGAAAAATTTCAGTGATACAACAGGAAAGGTCGGAAGTTCTCTCAACAAGAATGTTACGGCGCCGATCGCGGCGGCATCTGCCGGTATTATGGCAGCCTGGGAACAGGTAGATGAGGGAATGGACATCATTGTGGAGAAAACAGGAGCCACGGGAGATGCTCTAGAAGAGATGCAGACTTCGGCGAGAAACATTGCAAAAAGTATTCCGACAGATTTTGTAACGGCTGGATCAGCAGTTGGAGAAGTAAACACACGATTCCACCTAACGGGACAGGAACTGGAAGATCTATCTTCTAAGTTTGTAAAGTTTGCGGAATTAAATGATACGGATGTTTCTTCGTCAATTGATAACACGCAGAAGGTAATGGAAGCATTTAATCTGACGGCAGAAGATGCTGGAGCCCTGCTCGATACAATGAATAAGGTTGGACAGGATACGGGAATCTCTATGGATACATTGGCATCCACAATGGTTTCAAATGCAGCCTCTTTGAAAGAGCTTGGAATGTCAGCGGCAGATGCAGCGGCATTCCTGGGACAGTGCGAAACATCAGGAGTAGATACCAGCGCGGTAATGGCAGGATTGAAAAAAGCTCTCGTGAATGCTTCAGGAGAAGGAAAAACAATGAAAGAGGCTCTTTCAGAACTGCAGAATACTATGCTGAATGCAGAAAGTTCAACAGATGCCTATAATGCAGCCGTTGATTTATTTGGATCGAAAGCAGGACCAGCACTGGCAGAATTCTGTAAGGATGGAAAACTGAATTTTGAGGAACTGGGAGCCTCTCTGAATGATAATCTTGGAAACATAGACGATACATTCAATGCAACACTGGATCCGGCGGATCAGTTCAAGGTCACACTGAATGAACTGAAAGATGCTGGATATGATGTGGGAAATGCATTGGGACCTGTACTTGCGGAGTGCCTTCAGACGGTAACACCAATCTTGAAAGATCTTATAGGATCCTGGAATTCCCTGTCACCTGAAACACAGGAGATGATTATTAAATGCGCATTGCTTGTGGCGGCATTAGGTCCGGTGTTCAGCATAATAAGTAAAGTATCGGGCGGCATATCCTCGGTGATAGATATCGGGGCGAAGATTGCACCGGTTATTTCAGGGGCAAGCGAGACGTTTACGGCGTTTAATGCCGTACTTGCAGCAAATCCGGTTCTTCTGGTTGTGGCAGCAGTCATAGCCCTGATCGCTATTTTTGTTGTGCTGTACAATAAGTGCGAATGGTTCCGTGATGGTGTCAACTCTGTATTTTGTGGAATACGGGATTTTATAAAAGGCGTGATCGATAAAATAAAAGATTTCATGAATTTTGAATGGAAACTTCCAAAGATCAAGCTCCCGCACTTTAAAGCGAGTGGTGAGTGGTCACTGATACCGCCAAAAGTTCCGAAGTTCTCGGTAGACTGGTACGCAAACGGAGGTATCCTGAACAGTCCGACGATTTTCGGAATGAATGGCAATACAGCCCTGGGAGGCGGTGAAGCAGGGAAAGAGGCGGTACTTCCAATCGATCTGCTGAAGACTTATATCCGGGACGAAATGCAGGCGAACAACTATGCACTGGCACAGCTGATTGCAGAAGCACTATCAGAGATGTCCCTGGTAATTGAAAATCAGATTCAGCTGGGAGACAAGAAACTGGCAGATGTTCTGGTTGATGCAATCATTAAGAAAATGTCACAGAATATTAAGTGGAAGAAAGGAGCTGCCGGCGTATGATGATGGAGGTTGAGTATAATGGAATCCCAGGATCAAACTTTGGGGTCTATGCCAAGAATCTGCCAACCATTCCACCGGCAGTGAAAAAAGCTTCTTCTGTGGAGATTGCCGGGAGGGATGGAACTTTATATCTGTTGGATGGAGGATATGAATCTACTGAGATCAAGGTGGATTTCAACTGGATCGGAAAGGAAGAACAGTGGATTGACCGGTGGGGACAGATACAGAAGTGGCTATCTGAAAGGAACAGCCACCTGAGTTTCGGGTCTGATCCATCCTGCTTCTATAAGATTATGAAAGTAGAGCTGGATCAAGCAGAACATACCACTGCAAGAATTGGAAATTTCAGTGCAAGTTTCCTTACAGAGAATGGTCTGCGTTATCTGGTGGAAGGTCAGAATGAACACTCGATAGAGGATGTCGGGTGGAATCCTTATGAGATTTCCTGTCCGGTCTATAAGATATATGGAGAAGGAAAGTGTGATCTTGTAGTCAATGGAAATCACATGACTGCAAACGTAGGACAGAATCTTGTGATCGATACAGAGCGGGAACTTGCCTACAGAGAAGATGGAACATTAAGCAATACGGCTATATCTGGCGATTATGAAGAACTCTTCTTACAGGAAGGGGAAAACAGCGTGACAATTACAGAGGGATTTGAATTAAAGATTATCCCGAACTGGAGGCGCTTATGATTCAGATTTATAATCCGGAAAATACGGAATATGAACAGAATGGAAATATGACATTATTTCCGGAAGAAGCTACAATTCATGTGATCTTGAATGGAGAGTGGACGGCAACGATAGAGTATCCAATCGATCCGGAAGGGCGTTGGAGGTATATCGTAGACAATGCGGTAATTAAGATGCCATCATTTAATGGGGAACAGCTTTTCCGTGTGATTAATAAAGAGAAAAAAGATTCAGGTGTAAGTGCAGATCTTATGCCTGTTTTTTTCGATGCAAAAGAGGATTGCTTCCTGTTGGACATCAGACCAACGGATAAGAATGGCCAGGATGCTCTGGATCTGATGACAGCACCAAACCACAAATATCAGGCAAAATCAGATATTAAAACGTTATCGACTGCCTATTATCAGATGAAGAATCTGATAGAAGCGATTAATGGAAGTGATGAGAATTCTTTTGTTAATCGCTGGGGTGGAGAGATTCTATATGATAATTACAATGTTACGATTGATGAGAGAGTCGGCGGTGATTATGGCGTAGAAGTGCTGTATGGAAAAAATATCGTGAAAGATGGATTTTCCGAAACGGTGGACATGAAGGATGTGGTCACGAGGATTGTTCCAAAATCGTACAATGGCTACATGATCGAAGGGGAGAACCCCTGGGTGGACTCTCCGTTGATCAGAAAATATCCGACAGTACGCTACGGCGTGATGACGTTTGAGGATGTTAAGATGCGTGTGGATGCAGGAGAAGATGACGAAGAAAATGGAACGATTATCTGTGATACACAGGAACAGCTGGAAGAAGCCCTGAAAAAGAAATGCAGGGAACAGTTTGAGTTAGATGTGGACAAGCCAAAGGTGACAATCGAGGCAGATATGGAGCTTTTACAGAATACGGAATTGTATGAAGATGTGAAAGAACTGGAAAAGGTTTCACTTGGAGATACAGTTCACTGTAAACATTCAAAATTAGGAATCTTGTCGGATGCAAGAGTGATTGAACTGGAGTGGGATGCTGTGAGAAACAAGCTGACCTCCGTGACGCTGGGAGAATTCCAGTATAATTTCCTCGATGATGTGTCTTCTGTTATGAGTCGTGTTGACCAGGCAATCCGTTCCGATGGAACGCTGATCGGGCAGCAGGTTCAGGGAATCATCAATGGGGTAAAAGCACAGCTGAAAGCGCAGTCTACGATTGCGAAGAAACAGCCAGTCCGGGCGATATTGTTTGAAGATCTGGATTCAGAATCTCCGACCTATGGAGCAATGTGCCTGGGAACGCTCGGATTCGAGATTGCATCAGAACGTACAGCAGATGGAAGGGACTGGAAGTGGACTACCTTCGGAACTGGTCAGGGCTTTTATGCAGATTTTATTGTAGCTGGAACGATGCTGGCAGACAGAATCAAGGGAGGAACGCTGATTCTTGGAGGAAAAGACAATGGAGATGGAACCGCAAAAGTACTCGATGCGAATGGCAATGTGGTTCTGGCTCTGACAAATCAGGGCATTGTTGTAGATCATGCATCTAACGGCGGTGTGTTGATTAGTAACGGATCTATTTTTATAAGGAACACCAAGGGCGAGACAGTAGGAATTATGCACTATCAGGATAATGGTATGAGTATACAGTCTTACGGTGGACAATATGCAAGTATCCTGATTACGAATGAAGGGAAGATCTCAATCAATGCAGTAGGAGAAGTATCACTTTCCTGCGGATCACTTAAGGTCGGCGGGAAGTCAACAAAGACAGGAAGAGCGGTATATTCAGACGGAACGTATCTGGATATCCAAAATGGACATGTTGTAGGTGGAAATACGAAAGAAGGTAGTTTCTGATGAGCTGGACAATAAGCAACAATTATCTTTCGGAATCTCAGATGCAGGGCAACGCCCTTGAAGTGTATAAGTATTTCGCTGGAAAAGGCTGGACACTGAATGCAATCGGGGGCATCCTTGGAAATATGGAAAAGGAGTCCAACATTAACCCCGGACTCTGGCAGAGTCTGAATGAAGGAAACTATAGCGGCGGCTTTGGACTGGTTCAATGGACACCGGCAACGAATTATACCGATTGGGCGAAATCCAATGGATATGCAATCACAGATCCGGTTGGACAGTTGCATTGGATTGATACTCTTTCAGCATCTTCCGGCCAATGGATAGCAACGAGTTCCTACAGTATGACATGGGCGCAGTTCAAGAGTAGCACAGAGACACCAGAATATCTGGCCAGCGCTTTCCTTAAGAACTTTGAACGCGCGGGCGTTGAGGTAGAATCTGCAAGACGCAGTGCAGCAAGAAAATGGTATGAATATCTGAAAAAATACGCTACAGGAAGTCGGATTATAGAAAAGGCTGTTGAGTGGGCGGTGGCAATCGCAAAGGATGACAGTCACGGATACGATCAGGCACACAGGGATGGACCGGATTATGATTGTTCGTCTCTTCTTTGCTGGGCGTATTACAATGCGGGACTTAACACAAGACCAGGATATACACCGGCTACAGGAACGATGTACAGTGTATTTCTTTCAGCAGGATTTGAAGATGTTACATCGCAGGTGAATCTGTCCACTGGATCTGGTCTGATAAGAGGAGATGTCCTGTTGAAACCAGGAAGCCATACAGAAATGTTCATAGGGAATGGACAGCTGGTAGGAGCTTCACAAAATGAATTAGGTGGAATCACAGGAGGACAGACCGGAGACCAGACGGGGGCTGAAATTCATGTACATGGTTACTATAACTTCCCGTGGCAGTATGTTCTCCGCTATCCGGGCGGGAACATTGCACCGGTGCAAGGCCTGTATATAGTCAAATGGATACCAGGATAGAACAGAGGTGAAAGAAAGAGAATGAATTATATTGAACGTAATGTATATGTGCTGGAAGACAGGATCAAGAGCCCAATTCATTATGTAAGAGGTACGAATGCACTTCCCATCTATTTTCATTTCATGGATTATGAAATACCGGAAGATGCATCTGCAAAGGTTTTTATTCTGAAACCATCGAAGAAAGCAACATATAATGCGTGTCCGATCATTGAGAACACGGTACGTGTTATTGTAAAAGATCAGATGCTGGCAGAAACAGGAAGAAGTCTGCTTCAGTTAGAAATTACTAAAGGAGAGGACACTTTGGTAACTTTTGAGCAGCCGATAGAGGTCAAAAGAAATTTCGTGGAAGGTGATGTTCCGGAAAGCGAAAACGAGGCAGGATGGATTGATAAGTTTATCAAAGGAATGGAAGAAGCTACACAGCGGGCACAGGATGCAGCAAAGGGCGCAGAGCAGATAAAACAGACATTAGAGGAAAAGCTTCAGAATGGTGACTTCACAGGCCCAACGGGTGCGACAGGACCACAGGGAGAACAGGGGATTCCGGGCATACCAGGAAAAGACGGAGAGCAGGGGCCAAAAGGAGATACCGGTCCGGTTGGTCCAGTGGGACCACCAGGCAGAGATGCTAATGCTGCGATAACATCACTGGATCCGGGGATTTTTGCCATGTCGGTGGAAAGCGGTCACCTGTTACTTACCTATAATGGATCTGATCCAGCTCCGCCGTTGAAGATTGTAGAGGGCAGGTTGGTATATATACTGGATGAGGTGACAACATGATTAGAGCGATGTTTGAAGAAAATGTGCGTAAGACAGAAGCACGTGGACTGGTACAGTGGGATTATGGACAGATACTGCAGATAGAGGGATTGAAAGGAATCGATCATGCAGAGGTTCATTTTGCTGTAAAAGAATGCAGTGCAAAAGCAGAGATCTGTATTGCAACTATAGAAGAAAACAGGATCCTTGCAGACATCCCGGACAAACTGCTGGAAGTTGGAAAAGACTTGATTGCATATGTGTATATTGCAGATGCGATGAGCGGGAAAACTGTCAGAATTATTGAACTTCCAGTTAAAAAGAGAGAACAGCCAGGAGATTATAGCACACCATCAGGCAAGAACCTTCTGCGTCAGGTACTGGAATCACTTGAAAAAAAGGCAGACAATATGACTGTCATCGACGGAGAATTACAGTTACTGTCAGGTGATACACCTGTCGGAAACAGAGTCCGGATGGAGACGGCAGCAGGAAAAGAAATTGAAATCAGGAATGATGGCACGTCGATCCAGTGGAGGTATACAGATCAGAATGAATGGAAAGAGCTGATTCCGCTGGCAGACCTGAAAGGGGAAGACGGGAAACCGCCGGAATTTGAAATCAGGGAAGGTCATCTGATTGTAAAATATGAATAACTTACTGGATAGAGAGCACTTGTTACGACAGGTGCTTTTTATTATAAAAATTTTTCAACAAAGAAAGGAAGGAAAGAAACATGGCAAGAGAGGTAGATTTAGGATCAATTATCGGACCACAGGGACCAAAAGGAGAAACAGGAGCAACAGGCCAACAGGGACCAACCGGACCGCAGGGTGAAACAGGCCCAACAGGTAAATCAGCCTATCAGGTATGGCTTGCGCAGTCAGGAAACGCAGGAAAGACAGAAGCACAGTATATCCAGTCCATGAAAGGAGCTAAAGGAGACAAAGGAGATACAGGAGCGACAGGCCCACAGGGACCAACTGGAGCGACAGGAGCCACTGGAGCCACAGGTGCTACAGGTCCGCAGGGGGTGAAAGGCGATAAGGGAGACAAAGGAGATGCATTTGCGATTGCAAAGACATTCGCTTCCGTATCTGCAATGAATTCTGGCTTTTCAACGGACGGAGTGAAAGAAGGACAGTTCGTTATGATCGATACTGGAAATGTAAACGATGCAGATAACGCAAAGCTGTACGTGAAAGGAAAATCAGCCTATACATATATCACTGATTTGTCTGGTGCGACCGGTATGACAGGACCACAGGGACCGAAAGGCGATAAGGGAGCAACTGGAGATAAGGGAGCAACCGGAGCGACTGGAACAAGAGGAAGCCGCTGGAATGCAGGAACTGCAATCACCGGAACAAGTACAACGGCGACAATCTTTTCAGGAACAGGAATCACAGATGCACTGGTGAATGATATGTATCTGAATACATCCACAGGCAATACGTATCGTTGTACTGTTGCAGGAGCAGCGGCAGCAGCTAAGTGGGTATACGTAGGAAGTTTAAAAGGAACAACCGGTGCACAGGGGGCAAAAGGAGATACTGGAGCAACTGGTCCACAGGGCGCAACTGGAGCGACAGGAGCCACCGGAGCAGCAGGCAAAGATGGAGAAACCCCAACATTTAAAATCCAGAACGGTCATTTAATTGCAGTATATGCAAACTAGGAGGAGATACAATGGCAACAAGACAGATTGATTTAGGACAGGTCGTAGGACCTACAGGAGCCACAGGAACAAGAGGAAGCCGTTGGACACAGGGAACGGCAATCACCGGAACAAGTACAACGGCGACAATCTTTTCCGGATCAGGAATCACAGACGCCATTGTAAATGATAACTATCTGAACACATCAACAGGAAATACATACCGGTGTACAGTTGGCGGTGCTGCATCTGTAGCAAAATGGGTGTATACCGGAAACCTGAAAGGCCCACAGGGCGCAAAAGGCGCAACCGGACCGCAGGGACCAACCGGTGCGACTGGAGCGACCGGAGCAACCGGACCGAAAGGAGACACGGGACCAACTGGTCCCGCCGGTCCGCAAGGTCCGACAGGGACTGTAGATGCAAATGCTCAGGTAGCATTTACAACGGCAAGTACAAGAGAAAATATCATAAGCAATGAGAAATTCGGGACGATACTTGGAAAAATCGCAAAGTACTTTAAAGATCTCGGTACGTCTGCATTCCGATCAGTAGCCAATAACCTGACAACAGCATCAGCCGGAAGTACTGTTCTGGATGGATACCAGGGAAAGGTACTGGATGGAAAGAAACTGAATAATGCGAATGTGATCAATAATCTTCTTACAACAGAAGCAGGATATGCACTGGATGCAAGACAGGGAAAGGCACTTGAAGATGAGATTACTGAGTTAAATGGCAAATTAGAGAAGAAGGTGGATGCCACTACTTTAGGATTTGGAATTTCTGAAACATTCACAGGACAGTACCTTAATTCAAAGCCCATCTATAAGAAAATGATATCTGCCGGAGCATTACCGAATAATACAATGAAATCTATAAGCACAGGTATTACTGGTGCTGATTATGTCTGGGTTGATATGGAAAATAGTTTTGCATTCAATTCCGGTGCAAGCTATCCAATTCCGTATGTGGATCCTAGAGCTGTGGCAAATTCCATAGGTGTAAGGATTACAAGTAACGGCGCAACGGTTATTGTATCGACCGGAGCAAACTGGTCCACATATTCCGGAAGTATTACTCTGAGGTATACCAAGAAGTAATTATTTCCAAGTACCCTTCACATCATAATTAAGATCTGTTGATCTGGAGGTCGAACCATATTGCAAGATAGTCCCTTTCATGGCGATCCCCGACACAGATGCATTGCCAGTCCATACAACACCAGAGTTATTCGCTGTGTGTTGTACGGATGAAATGGTTTTAGCAGTAATCCCAATATTCAGATTCTGATATTGAGCGTAATAGACACCGCTTGTTCCAATCTGATTTGCAAATACGAGATCCGTGATTGCTACATGGCCATATGCTTCAAAGCGTCCATCTGCGTATTTCTTCACATATCTGTTATCGCTGACTTTGATCAGCTCATATGATTTGCCATTTAACGCAGTTCCTTTTGTTATACTGAAAGCAAAAAGGAGCAGGAAGAATGGAAAAGAAAATTATGGAGATCTTAAGGAGAATGCAGGGAGTTCTACAGGAAAAACAGCAGAAAGAGCTACAAAATGTTCTTATGATTGTTTTGGCAGGCTGTAAAATTGTGGAGGAAACATCGGTAAAGGCTGTCAGTAATGAATGGATGACAGATCTGCAAGACTTTCTGATGAGTAAGTCACTGGGCGGTAAGTCACCTGAGACAGTAAAGCGGTATCAATACGAACTGCAACGGCTGTTATCTTATATTGATAAAGAAGTAGCACAGATTACTGCCGGAGATATCTCACAGTATATGAGAGCCTATAAAGCAATTAGAAAAGTGTCAAACCAGACATTGAAAAATGTGAGGGCGGTATACAGCAGCTTCTTCGGTTGGCTACGGGATCGGAACAGAATCCGATTAAATCCAATGATTATGGTGGAAGAGATTAAAGTTGAGACAATAATTAAGAAGCCTTTTTCGGATGAAGAACGAGAAAAATTGTTGAGAGAATGCGATACGATTAGAGACAAGGCTATGGTGGAATTCTTGTATTCTACAGCGGTCAGGGTATCGGAATTATCAAGAATCAATCGTGAAGACGTTCAGTTTGCCAGCAGAGATCTGGTTGTATATGGAAAAGGCGGGAAAGAAAGGAGAGTGTACATCAATGAAAAGACGAACCTATACTTGAAAGAATATTTACAAGGACGGACAGATACAGATCCGGCGCTGTTCGTATCGTTAAAGGGTGGTCATGAACGTCTGTCAAAGTCGGGGATCGAGGATATTATAAGAAGAATTGGAAAAAGAGCCAATGTGGAGAAGGCTCATCCTCATAGATTTCGGCGGACAGCATTGACCAATGCGTTGAATCGTGGAATGCCACTTCAAGAAGCAATGATTTTAGCGGGACATTCCAAGCCGGAAACAACAATGAGGTATTGCACGGTGGATCAGGAAGCTGTTCAGTATCATCATAAAAAATATTTAAGCGCATAGCAGTAAGAAAAATAGAGATTGAAAAACGCTTGGCAATAGTCAGGTGTTATTTTTGTACAATTTTTTATTGAGAAGAAAAGAGGTGGAGTTCTTAATTAAATGGCAAATCAATTATAGACATAAGTAAAAATCACTGTAAATTTGCAAATGGTTTGATTGTTCAATGGGGAACAGGATCGTTTCCAAGTTCATCGTCAGGTGGGCAAGGGTATGTAACGATAACATTTCCTATACCATTTTCAGATAAATCTTACACTGCTATTGCTTGCGCAAAATATCCTGGAACTGCAATCCCAGCGTTTATGGTATCTACAGATATCGTGAGTACCTCAAAAATGTATATATATGGACGAACCGGCAATTTAACAGCAATAACAGGTGCTGAATGTAGATGGATTGCTATAGGTTATTAATTTCTACAAATCATAGGACACATCTAACCATATATAGGTATCTTTCTGAAATGAAGAGTTAATCTGATAAGTTATAGCACCATTCGTTTCTATGATTACACATCCGATGCCTATAAGTGTCCAATTATCTTTCGTTACAATTGCAGGAAATGCTCCACTTCCAGGCGGTGCTATTTCAGCCGGAATTGATCCACCGTTATATCGAGTATTGGCATTTCCAAGGCCAGTTGTATATAACCCAGCCATAATAGAAACTCGATTATTCTTTTTTGTGATACGCTGGTTTCTTATAGCAAGTGATCCTCCTTGTGATATGCTATACACCTTTTCTTCTAATTTGCCATTTAATTAAGAACTCCACAGAAGGGAGAAATATGAACATTCTTTTTTTAGATCAGAAAGATCCGGTTATCGGAAATGTAACAGTGCAGGATCCACATCATGTATTGATTGAGAATACAGAAAAGAATCTGTCCGGTTTTCATCTTGTGACAGATGAAGGAAATGTATATGGAAAATACGATAACTTTACAACTCTTTACAGAGAACAGGGGGAAGGATATATCTTGTCCGATGATGGCAGTGTATATGTAGAGCCAGAACCTGAACCAGAGCCAGAACCGTATGTGCCAACACTGGAAGAAGTGCAGGAAGAAAAGGTCAGTGAAATGAACACTGCACAGCAGAGCGTGATTGCTGAGGGTGTAAACGTAACACTTACGGATGGAAGTGTAGAGCATTTCACATTAACTGAACATGATCAGACAAGCCTTGTAGGATTACAGGGACAGGTGGCAGCAGGAGAAGAAAATATTCCGTGGCATACATCAGATGAGGAAGAACACTGTAAGTTTTACAGTAATGCAGATATGGCACGAATCACGACCACGGCAATGTCTCACGTTACATGGCATGTAACTTACTTCAGAGATTTGAGAATTTACATTAGATCACTGGAAGACAAAGAAGAAGTTGAAAAAGTCACTTATGGAATGGATATTCCTGTAGAATATCAGTCTGAGCCGTTAAAAGCGATGATCGCGGCTCAGTCTGTATGAGATGGCTAAGACCGCTGATTCTGTTTGGAATTGGCGGTTTTCTGTATGTGCTGATTGAACTTTTCACAAGAGGACGAAGTCACTGGTCCATGTTTCTGGTTGGAGGGATGGCGTTTTATCTGATCGGATGTATTAATGAGTATACACGAAGAGATCTTGCAATGCGCTGGCAGATGGCAGCAGGAGCTATCATCATAACGTTATTGGAACTGATTGCCGGGATTATTGTGAATATCATATTAGGATGGAATGTGTGGGATTATAGTAATTTGCCTGGAAACTTATTAGGGCAGATTTGTCCACAGTTTACAGTATTATGGTTTCTCCTTTCAGCGGTAGCGGTGTACCTGGATGATTGGATCAGATGGTTATTGTGGGGAGAAGAGAGACCAAAATATAAATTTTAAAGAAAGAAGTATGGCTATGGAAACAATTATTTCAGCCTGCATCTCAGCAGGCGTAACGCTAGTGATTTGTCTACTGAACAATCACGGACAGCAGGAAAAGACAAGAGCTCTTATGGAATACAAGTTGGATGAGCTGACAAAAAGAGTAGATAAGCACAACAATGTAGTTGAGCGAACATACAGTATTGAAAAGAGACTTTCTGTTCAGGAGGAACAGATCAGAGTAGCAAACCATAGAATTAGTGATTTGGAGGGAATTGAACATGAACATTGAAACATTAATGCAGTACATGAGTTACATTTTGGCAGGAATCGGAGTGCTGGCTTTCTTGGTCAGCGTGATCGTGCAGACAATCAAGGAGATGCCGGCACTGAAGAAGGTACAGACGAATGTTGTGGCACTGATTACATCTCTGATCCTGACACCAGTAGCAGTAATCGTCTTGTGTACTTATTATCAGATAGTAATTGAGTGGTATTACATTTTTGCATCATTCATTGCTGCATTCATCGTCTATTTAGTGAGTACTGGTGGCTGGGAGAGAGTGACAGAGATGTGGAACAGAAACGCATATAAGAAAAAGTAGAATTGCACCAGTGCAAGAAAGGAGAATATTATGACAGAACAGACGGTAAAAGAAATTATTAAGAGTTTCGCCTACGGACTTTCAGCAAAGGAAATCTCTGATAACGAAGGGACTTCACTGGAAACTATGGAGAAATTTGCAGAGGAACACGCAGCGGAGATTGAGCAGAAGAAAGCAGAACTGAAAGAAGGTGGATGGTATGAGTAATCTGATTATTGACGTATCTTATCATAATGGAGTTATCAACTGGGAAAGAGTCAAGGCGTCAGGTTGTGCCGGAGCTATTCTTAGATGTGGTTACGGAGACGATATCGCATCACAGGATGATAAACAGTGGATCCGCAACCTTGCAGAGTGCGAAAGACTTGGAATCCCGGTAGGAGTCTATCTGTACAGCTACGCAACTTGTGACAGACAGGCACAGAGCGAGCTTGCTCACATTTTAAGACTGATTAAAGGTCATACCTTCCAGTTACCTATCTTCATTGATGTTGAGGAACCAGGCACACAGGGATACGCACCTAAATGCTGTGAGATTGTCTGCGAAGGACTTAAAGCAGCTGGATATACTCCGGGAATCTACGCGTCACTGAGTTGGTTCAACAACTATCTCGGCAATGTACGTGGAAAATATGTTGAGTGGATGGCAAGATACAAGAATCTTCCGGAAGATACATACAATGGTCAGTATGCGATTTGGCAGTATTCTTCTGATGGACAGGTAGATGGAGTCAGTGGAAGAGTAGATGTCAACCATTGCTACATGGAGTTCGGTGAAAGTGTTCAGCCTGTCACACCTTCTGTTAAGCCGGCACCGGCTACAAAGAAAGATTTAGGACAGGTCGATATTACATATCAGGCTTTCACAGACAGATGGTGGCCACCAGTGGTGAATAAAATCGACTGGGCTGGAAAAGGTGATAATGTTTCGATTAAGTGGCTTGCTATCAAGGTAAGCAAAGGAAGTATTCGCTGTAGAGTATACACAAGAAAGAATGGTTGGTTGCCATATCTCACATTCGGCAACAGCTATAACCTGAATGACAAGGTAAATGGAATCCTCGGAGACGGTTCAGAGATTCTTGCTATTGAGTTGTATTACATTACACCGGAAGGATATAAGTACAAGATGGTTCACTACAGAGTTTCTGTACAGAACAACAAGAACTTCTATGCAGATCAGGTCGATACACTGAAAGCAAGTGGTATGGACGGATTTGCCGGAGATAAGAAGAGGTTTGTAGATAAGTTTCAGGCATGGATTGAGTAAGAGCATAAAGTAAAACAATAGTGAAAAGTGTGTGTAATAAGATACCCTCAGAGCTAAACTCTGGGGGCTCCTTTTTATTTCAAAAAAACACTGAAAACAGTGTTGACAATACACCGAAAATGGTGTATTATATAGTTGTAACAAAGAAGAGCACATGAAAAGGAGAAAGACC